CTGGAAATATCGAACTAAAATCTGATCTTGCAAATCTATTTAAAGATTTGGAAGAGGCTAAACGTGATAGTCGAAATATAGTTCCTATTTCTAAACCAAAAATAGATCAATCCGATATAGATAACCTCTTTAGTGGCTTAGAAGAAGCTTCTAAAGAGGTAAAGGTTGTAAAGAAGAAACGTAAAGATTTCGTTGAAACAACTACAGCTGATATAACAAATCTTTTTCAAGGTTTGGAAGAAGCTTCTGTTGAAGCAAATTTAGAAGTAAAACAATTAGATTTTAAAAATAAAGCAAATCTTAGTGAATTTTCTGATTTACTGGAAACAATAACTGATGCAGAAGAACCTAAAGAAAAAGATTACATAGAACCTTCTGAAGATAATCCAATTGATGATGTTACTAATGATGTTTCTGCTTGGATTAAAAAAACTAAAGAAGAAAAAACTAAACTAGAAGCACTTGAAGAGTTGTTAACTGTATCAGTAGATCAGGTTGCTAAAGATATTGAAGAAGAAGAAGTTGAGCTTCTAAGTAAACTAGGTGATAATCAAGAACCTATAAAAGAAGAAATAGGTCTTATTGATAGTGCAATTTCACATCTAGACAATAAAAAGAAAAAGAAAAAACTTACAGTAAAAGAAGAAATTGATGATATCACAACTCTACGAAAAGAGTTTGATAATTTCAGATCATTGGTTGCTCAGCAAATTTCATCTTCACAAATGTCAGGTGCTGGTAGTGGTGAAGTCCGATTAGAATTTTTAGATGATGTTCAAAGAACTACTGCAAAAGTTGATGGTAAATTTTTAAAGTATAGTTCTTCTGCTGGTAAATTTATTGGTGCAGATGCAAGCGGTGCAGCTGCAGCAGCAGACTTAACTGGTAATACTCTCGCCAGTGGCATAACTGCATCAAGTCTAACATCAGTAGGTACTCTTACTTCACTTGCAGTTAGTGGTAATGCTACAATATCTGGTAATCTTACTGTATCTGGTACAACTACAACTGTTAATAAGACTGTAGTAAATGTTGAAGAAGCATTTATATTTGAGGGTGCAACTGCTGATGCACATGAAACTACTTTTAGAATAGATGAACCAACAGCTGACAGAACTGCATCTTTACAAAATAAAACAGGAACTATTGCATTACTATCTGGATTTAAATTAAATGCAACTGATGGTTCTGCAAGTAATGATGGAGACTTTCTTGTATTGAATACTTCAGCTGACGAGAACGATAGACTATTATTTGAAGATGGAACAACAGACCCATTGTCAGTTTTAGCTTCTCATGGTATTACATTAGTTGGCCAAGGTTGGAACGCATTCCGCTTCGATAATACCTAAATAAGAGACAAAGGAAAAAAATAATGGCTATACCTACAACAAAAGCAACATTTAAAAATTATTGTCTTAGAGCTCTAGGTTTTGGTGTTATTGACATAAACGTATCTGATGATCAAGTAGATGATCGTATAGATGAGGCATTGCAATACTTTGCACAATATCATTATGATGGTATTGAAAAGATGTATCTAAAATATCAAGTAACTGAAGACGATATTACACGAGCTGCATCGAATACGACTACGACTGCAACAGATACAATAGACAGTACTATTACTGCATCTTTTGGTGAGGGTAATGGTTTTATACCTATGCCATCTTCTGTAGTTTCAGTAATTCAAATATTTCCTTTTGATGACTCTTCTACAAACAATATGTTTGATGTTCGATACCAATTAAGATTAAATGATTTGTATGATTTTTCATCTACATCAATTATTCACTATGAAATGACAATGCAACAGTTAGATCACCTTTCTCATATATTAGTAGGTGAAAAACCATTAAGATTTAATCAACACCAAAACAGACTTTACATAGATATGGATTGGTCACATGATGTTAATGCTGGTGAATTTTTAATTATTGAATGTTATCGTAAAATTGACCCAGCCTCATATAGTGATATATTTGATGATATATATTTAAAGAGATATGCAACAGCTTTAATAAAAAGACAATGGGGTGCAAATTTGTCTAAGTTTAGCGGAGTTGCAATGTTAGGTGGAGTAACTATGAATGGTGAAACAATATATTCACAAGCTATAGAAGAGTTGAATAATTTGGAAGAACAAATTCAGTTGTCATTTGAAACACCAATTGATTATATGGTAGGATAGAAGAATGGCTGTCAACACCGCATTCCATACTAGTAATCTACACTCAATAGCAACTGAAAGAAGTTTATACCAAAACTTACTTAAAGAAGCTATACAGATATATGGACATGATGTTTATTATGTCAATAGAACTACTGTGGCATTAGATGATGTATTGGGAGAAGATGCTCTTTCTAAATTTACAACACAACATCCTATAGAGATGTATGTTGAAAATGCAGAAGGATTCGGTGGAGACAAAGAAATAATATCACAGTTTGGTTTAGAAAATCGTAATGAAATTACCTTTGTAGTTTCTAAAGAACGCTTCCAAGAGATGGATAGTCAGATTGAGCTGGAAGATGGAACAGATACTACTGGTGGTTCAATATTGTTAGAATCTGGTAGTGTAAGTCAAGACAATAACTCCTCAATTCTTACAACTGTAGATGGAGATAATTTTTACATTATTATGGATATTGCAACAACTGATGCAGATAGACCACTAGAAGGTGATTTAGTTTACCATCCAGTAATTGCAAAAATGTTTGAAATTAGTTTTGTAGACCATGATGAACCGTTTTATCAATTAGATAATAATCCAGTATATAAATTAAGATGTAGGCAGTATGAATACTCTGGTGAAATCATTGATACAGGTATTACAACAATTGATGCTATAGAAAATGAGTTAAGTACAGATACTAGACAGTTCCAATTTACTTTAGAAAATGACACTGGCAGTCTTCTTGGTTTACCTTTAACAGTGGATAATACACTTTTTTATACAGTTGATGTAACTAATGTAACTATGGATAGTACGGTAGTTTCTGGTACTGCTGATCCAGCATCATTTGGTTCTAGTATTTTACTAGAAAATTCTGCAGACACAGGTGGTCTAGAATACATAATTACAGAAGACTATATAGTAGGCGATAGTAGCACCGTCATAGCCACACAAAACGAATTATTTGAAACTCTTGATGATACAGTATTAGATTTTTCTGAAAAAAATCCATTTGGTGATGCTGGGAGTTTATAAATGAATAAAAATAACTATATGTTAAACAGATTTAGGAGAACATAATGGCATTTCAATCATTGGGAATCGGTGGTTCTGCTGATGACGGAACAGGAGATACTCTAAGAGCCGCTTCTGATAAAGTTAATGATAATTTTTTAGAGATTTATACTCTAATTGGAGATGGAACTTCATTAACTACTGGTATCAGCGCAACTTCTTCAGTTGTAGAATTAGCTTCACCTGTAATTACAACTAGTATTTCTCCAGCAAGTGCAGACGGTGCATCACTGGGTACTGCAACAGCAGAGTTTTCCGATTTGTTTCTTGCAGATAGTAGTACAATAAAGTTTGGTAATGACCAAGATGTAACTCTCACTCATGTTCCAGATACAGGACTATTGTTATCAAGTACAGACCAATTACAATTTGGTGATTCGGGTACATTCATACACCAATCAGCTGACGGAGTATTGGACTTAGTATCTGATACTGAGATTGAAATCAATGCTACGACTATTGATATGAATGGTGTAGTAGATGTATCAGGCAACTTAGCTGTAGGTGGTAATCTTACAGTTGCAGGCAATGCTACAGTAACAGGTACTACTACCTTTAACGGTGGTACAATTACTCTTGGTGATGCAGCGGCAGACAATGTTGTCTTTGGCGCAGACGTAAACTCTAGTATTATTCCTAATGGTGTTGGTGGTTCGTTTGACTTGGGTTCGTCAGGTCAAGAGTGGCGTGACTTATTTATAAATGGTACAGCACACATTGATACTCTTGATGTAGATGAGAACGCTACAATTACAGGTACACTAGGTGTAACAGGAGTACTGACAGGCACATCTTTAGATATATCAGGTGACATTGATGTAGACGGTACAGCTAACCTAGACGTAGTAGATATTGATGGTGCGGTTGACATGGCTACAACTTTAGCAGTAGCTGGAAATGTAGACTTTAACGGTGACTTAGATGTAGACGGAACAACCAACCTTGATGTAGTAGACATTGATGGTGCAGTTGACATGGCTACAACACTTGCTGTC